TGCTTGTGTTTCTAACAATGATAATTGAGTATAATATTCCATACTCTCAATTCTATTTTCTAAATTACCAATATCTCTCATTGTATATCTTTTGTTATCAGTTTTTGTAATTTTAATATCGTCTAAAGATAAAACATAAGAAGGTATTTCTAAAGTATATAATAACATTGCACCATCTAAAGTTTTTGGAACTTGTGGAACTAAAGCACTTGCGCCTTTAGCTACTTTAAAGTTTCCTTCTTTATCTAAAAAGATTTTATCTATTCTTGGTAAGTAATATTCAAAGTCAGAAGTAATATCTGTTCCAAATTTAATTATATCAACTGTAGAAGCACCTGTACCATCATAAGAACGGTCTTGAGCGCCACTATCTATTGTTGAAGCGTCATCTACTCTAGGTCTGAAATCTAAACAATCTCTTAATTCAAATTTCTTTCCTGTTGTATCAGAAGAATAACTTGGTATGTCTGCGTAATCTACAACACCTGAATAAGAGTCTACATCAAAGTAATCTCCTGAACCGTGTGAGAAATAACTAAACGTAACTAGTAATCTTCCTGTAGGTGTTAATGCACCATTTTTTAATTTAATTCTTCCAATATCATAGAAGTTATCTCTTTGTCCTGAATCTACATTAAATCTATTTGTAATATCTGTATCACTTGTCGTTGCATTTGTAGTAAAGTCAGCAGCCATATGAACACTAGCTACAGCATAAACATCTGCTCTACCTAATCCACATATACCAGATTCAATAATTGCTTGTGTAGAAATTTGTACTGTTTGAGAAGAATTTAAAGTTTTAGATTTAGAACCTGCAACTCCTCTATTAACTGTTGCTAAAATTTTTACTTTATGACCTGCATAGTCAGTACCAAAATTTAATGTTAAAGTTTTACCAGTTGGAGAACCACCTAATGTAAATATATCACCTGCTAAATGGTTAGTACCAGTTAAACTTAATACGGCACCAACTTCACCTCCTGCACCTGCACCCATTGTCATAATAGAAACAGTAAAATCTTTTTCTACTAATCCACTAAATGTTTCATTTGTTCCTGCTGTTATAGTTGCGTCACCATTTGATCCTAATGTTGATGTAAATGCTCTTCGTATTTTAAAGTTTGTATCTGTAATTCCTGAATTAACTTGCGTTTTTAAAGTCTTAACAGTTTCATTTGGCATTTCAAATATAGAAATATTTTTGTTTGCGTCATTTATTGTACCACGTCCTCTAGTGATAGATGATTTAGTCATACTTGCACCAGAAGCGTCTGTTGTGAACATAAGTGTATCACTAACAATATAACTTACAATTTTTGTTTCTTGTAAATTATTATCTGTTGTAACTGTAATTTTATCGCCAATTTTTAATTCATCTGTAAATCTTGTACCAAATCCTGTAAATGAATATTGACCACTAGTATTAGATACTGTTCCAGTTAAAGTTACATCTGTTGTTTTTACATCTGAAGTATAGGTAGGAGAACCTGCCATTGCAATTTGTTTAACATCACTTGGTCCAAAATTTCTTACGCCTTTTCTTCCTATTGTATTTGCTTGTACAGTTGCTGTATTACCTGATGTTCCACCTGTGATTGTTTCACCTGCAACAAAGTCACCTTGTACATTTGAAAGTACTACAACTCCGTGAGTTGCCGTACCACCTGAACCTGGAGTGGTTACATTAGCAGGAGTTGTTCCATCTGCTTGATATAATTTCCAATTTGCACTATCTCTATCTCTAACTGTAAATGTTCCACCAGCAGTTACAACTGAATCAATTGCTAAACCAGTTACACCTGCAATAGTAATTTGTTGTCCGTCTTGTAATTCGTGTGTGCTAGCAATTTGAACTTCACCAGGATTTGCTTGAGTTATATTATTAATAGTAACTGTTTCTGCTGTAGAAATTCCTTGAAGTGTAGCAGTAGCACCTGAAGAACCACCTGTTATTTTTTCTCCAGTAGTAAATGATGTTGCTTCTAAAATATTTAAATGAGTAAACATTTCTATATCAAATAGATAATGTTTATAAACAGCACTTGTTAAAGTATTTCTTGAAAATACATTATTTGTAGCAGTACCAGAAGAATATTCCATCCCTCTTGATTTTGCTCTTCCTATTGAATTAATACTTGAGTCAGCACCAACATTAGGAGTACCTCTAGCAGCAGTTGCTGTATCAAATAAGGTTACATTTTTAAATGATTCTGAATCACCTGAAACGAAACCAACATCTGGCGAACCATAAACGTTATTTACGTTAAAGTAATTACCTAGATTAAATCTTGTTTTAAAATTATTTTCTGTTTCAAAATCTCTTGTCTTATCAATATCAATAAAAGTTGTACCTATTGTTTCTAATTCATAACCACGAACATACGCCTTACCTGGTCCCATACCAGCGGCAATTTTATCTGCGTTTCCACCATCAACTGAAGCGTAAATACCTCTATTATCTCCTGATAGTAAATGTTCTCTTAAATCTAAATCAAAATCTCTTAATGCATAATCACCAGATTCATCATATGTTCTACGAGCAAAAGTATCTTCTATTACAGCGTATTCTGTTGTTCTAACTTGATTTTGAATTATACCTTTTTTTAATCTTAACAACTCTACAAAGTTTGCGTCTGCTGTTGAAGCTAAAGATAATTTAGTTAATGTTAAAAGAATTTTAAATCTATGAGCACCTGGAGCATTTTGATTTGATGATCCTTGAGCATTATCATTTAAACTTGCGTCTTCATTTGGAGTTACAAAAGATTCTGTAACTAATAAACCAACTCTATATGAAGGTGTGTTTGTATATTTGTCAAGTATTACTGTTTGTTGTGAAACTTCAACGTGATATCCATTAATGTAATAAACACCTTTTTGAACTTCGGCAGCGCAACCTGTATGAACTGAATCAACAGTTGCTGTAGCAGCTAAACTATTAATTGTACAATCTAAAGTTTCTGTAGCTGTGAATTGTGTAGCAGTATTATCTGTTCCTGTTTTTGTATATTTTACAAATAAAGTATCTGGATCAGTACCATCTGCAACTGCAACACCTACAACTTTTGCAACAATGCCTGAAGTTGCACCTGTTATTTCTAATCCATTATAATCTGATAATGTTGCGTTTGATTTTGCTGAAAGTTTTACTGAATGGTAATTTAAGTCATACCCTATTTCTCCAGGTATAACCATAGCACCTTTTTCAAATAGATGGTCTGATACTCTCTCTACTTGATTTTGTATTTGAGTTTGTGCTTGTGTTAATTCTCTCGCCTGTACAGCAAATGCTGGTCTGAATAAAACTCTATGAAATTTTTTACTTTCATTAAAGTCATCATAATAGGGCGATAAATTAAAATCTGTTGGACTTGGCATTTATCTCTCCTAAAATTCTATAATCAGTTTGATATTCTCGGTCTGATCCGCAGCTCTTGTTATTGGTGCTCTATTTTCTACATAAACTATTTCACCAGAACCGTGGTCTATTTCTGAACTAGAATATCCACTTACAAATGTTTGGCTATTAACTGTACCTGTTGTTGTATCAGGTGTTAAAGTCGCTGATGTATCTGCACCTGTGATAATATTTGTACCACTAAACGCTGTTTGATTACCGTTGCTATCTACTCCCTCATCATTGTGTCTTGTTTGAATATAATATAATATTTTATTTGATGGATCCCACTCTACAACTTTTCCAACTGCACCTGTGCTTGCTTGTGTAATTTTTTCATCAACAGAAAATGTTCCTGTATTTCCAGAACCAACAACTGCTTTTGTTGCTCTTAAAGTATTAGAAGTAGCGGCAACTCCACTTGCTTTTGGGTCTCTTATCAAACTAACTTGTCTAAAATCGTTTGCAACAGTTACGTCACCTGAATTTGCTGATTCAGTTCCTTCTAAACTTGTATTTAACATAACAAAAAATCCACCTAACTCTTGTACTGCATTAAATCCGTGTCCACCTTTTGGTTCAATCATTACATCTAATTCTGTACTAATTAATGAACCACCACCAGCAGAATTTATATCTGTAAGTTTAATATACGCAAAAGTATAATTTGTTCCTGGAGTAGTTACGGTTACACCTGTAACTGCACCTGAAGTTATAGTTACTGAACATATACCACCTGATCCATCTCCTCGTATTGGAACACCTGCGTGTGTTCCGTCTGTACCAGCAGAACCTGCTGTTTTAATTTTAACTATGTTAATTGCACCATCTACAGCGGCAGCACTTACTGTTGCGTTTGTAGCAACTGCCATAAAATCTACAGATAAGAAATCTGCTTGTTGAGCGGCAGTTAAAGTGTACATATATTTCCACTTGTATCCGTCAGCAGTTGTTAATATTGTTGTTGATGTTCCTGTAGGTTCTACAGTTGAAACTGCACCGTTATTATTATCTAAACATTTATATACGTTTCTTGCTGTAGTTAAAACATAGAAAGTTGCGTCATATAAAGTAGCAGCGCCACTTGTTGAAGTTTGTGCTGTTGTTCCACCAGTTACATATTCTCCTAAATCGTGTCTGTAATAATCATATACAGTAGAAGTTACCCAATTTCTTCTAGGAATTACAAATCCAGCATTTGTACTTGCAATTTTTTTACAAGCCAACATACTATCAAATATAAAATTTTGTGTGTTTTCATTGTCTGCAGGAGTCACAGGTAATAAGTCTGTACCCTCATTATTTGTTCTACCATCTCCTCTTGTTGAAGTAGTAAATCCTTGAGGTCTTCCTATTCCTAAATAGAAAGTATTTCCTGAAGCTTCAGAAAACGCTTCTTGGAACTGTTCCGAGTTATGTATTCTGAATTTATTTGTTATAATCGCTGGCATTTATTTTCCTTTATCTATATTTATACAAGTTATTCTACGCTTCTATTTCCAAAATTCTAATTGTACTTAAAACTGTTCCACCAAACTTTCTTGAACCTGCTTGACCGTTAAAGGTAAAAGTACCTGCATTTTGTATATTACCACATCTTATCTTATATGTTCTAGCAGTAGTATTACCTGTTGTTTCTGAATAAAACACTTGCATATTACCCATACTGGTTGCGTCTTTTATAAAATTAGATGTAAATGATAATGCGTCTGCGTCTGAATCTTTAAATAATCCTGCACCACCTCTAGTACCTGCTGATTGTGAATAGAATATATGTGCTTCAATCATTAATGTACTTGTAGCAGATTTAGGAGTTATTGCTAAAGTCATATACTCATCTCCTTCAGTATTTTGAGGAATTGTGTCGTCTTCTGGAAATATTGTTGTTCCTGAATTAACAGCACCTGTTTGAGTATTAACTTGTTGTAAAACTTTTCCTGATCCTTTTGTATTAACTTCTATTGTACCTGCCATACTTGAATGAGCAGTACATACGTAATATATAGGTCCAGATTGGTTTATTGGTACATCAAAGTATAATACACCACTTGTTTTACCTTGAGCATTTAATCCTGTTGTAACTGTTCCATCTGTAGCAACGTGTGTTAATCCTGTTTCAATTCTATTTGCTGAATTGTAAGCACCACTTGAAGTTTGTATAGCAAAAGGATGTGATCCTGCTAAAGCAGATAAATCAAAAGCAAAAGTTGTACCTTGTTTTATATAAAGTGTTGGATTATCAGTTGTTCCATAGTGTGAAGTAAATCTATATGAAGTTGAACTATTATAAGTTACTGCAAATCTTGCTGAAGCGTCTTCGTATCTACCAATTGTTCCACCAAGTGAACCTGCTTCAAATCTTGTTGTTGAAGCATTCCAAACAAGTCCTTGTCCATCTGAAATTCCTGTTGTATTAACATTTGAGTGTCTTTCAACAGGATCATTTTCTGTTAATAAATTTACCCAACCTGACGCTGTTGCGATATAAGGTTTAAGTGTTGCTTCATCTAAAGCAGGTGTACCTGAATAAGTTGCAGCTGTAGGAAAACTAGCAAGGTTAGGATGATTAAATCTTATTGCTGATCCTTGTCCGTTAATTGTTATGTAAGCAGAACCAGTTATTGATAATCCACTTACTTGCGTTGCACTTGTTCCTAATTCAATTGCTGTATAACCAATAGTAACTGAATTGTTTGCTAATTGTGTATTTACAATTCCAGCATTAGCGTCTATTTCTGTAGTTGTAATTCCTGAAGCTTTAATTTCAATTAAATCTCCACTTAAAGTTGTTTGTATACCAGTACCACCAGAAAATTTTAAAGTATCTCCTTGTACTATAGTATTAGTTGATGATGTATCATCAGCAAAAGTAAATAACGTACCTGTAATTGAGTTTGATCCAGTATCTATTGTTTTATTAGAAAGAATTTGAGTTCCAGTTATAGTTGCAACATCACCTGTTGGTGTGTTAATAACTGGACTTGTTAAAGTTTTATTTGTAAGGGTTTGTGTTCCGTCTTTAGTTGCAACATCACCTGTTGGTGTGTTAATAACTGGACTTGTTAATGTCTTGTTTGTAAGGGTTTCTGTTCCAGCAATTGAAACTAAATTAGCGTCTGAAACTGCTGTATTAAAATCTGATAATGTTCCTGAAATTATATTAGTACCTAAAGCAATGTTTTTATTTGTTAGTGTATCTGTTGATGTTTCTGTAAGAACTGTACCGTCTATTGCTATTTGAACTTCATTACTACCAACGGTTGTTGTAATACCATTTGCACCAATAAACTGTATTTTTTGACCAAGATTTACTTGATCCGTTGTAGAACTAGTATCTTCAATAGTAATAAATCCTTGTAGATTACTACCATCCCCTAAATTAGTATATATTTCATCAAAATTTTGATTTATGATACTACCACCACCACGCAGGTTAGTACCTGTTCCGTCATTGGCGACTGTTCCTAAAAATATTGATTGTTTAGCCATTTCTTCCTTTAAATTACTTTACTATTTATAATGTTTTACGGTGTTGTATCATCAAATAATGGCATAGTATCAGACCAAGTAACAACTGTATTACTAAAGTCATTTTGGTTAAATGTAATTACTGAAGGAAAAGCAGTTGCCATCTTAACACCCTTACCATTAGGGTCAGAAGACATTAAGAATATTCCACTTTGTCCGTCTAAACTAGTCCTTGTACCAAATACTTTTAATTCATTTAATGTTTTAAATGTATATCCTGGATCATTTGCAAATATAGTAGTTGCGTATTTGTTAAGTGTTCCCCAACGTGGTCCACCATATATGTGACCAGCTTTAACAACTTGACCACCTATTGATGACCTTTTTCTACTTAAATAAGTATAATCTATTCCAGCTCTACTTAAAGTTATATCTCTTTGATTAGGAGCAAAATGTTCACTTGTTTGTGGGTCCATATCAATTGTTCCTGATTCAAGAGCATTTGCTCTTAAAGATGTTCCATCATCTATTGTTCCTAATCTTCTACCAAATATAACCGAGAATAAAGTATTAAGAATTGCAATTAATGGTATTTCAACTTCACTTCTACCAGAAACAGCACCAACCATAGGTAATGATCCTCTTGCGTCTACTCTATTTGTAATATCTACTTGACCTGTAAAATAAAATCCTGCTGTATGCATTGTCTTTTTAAATGCATCCCGCCATACTGCAATAGAACTAGCAACTTTCAATACATAAGAAAAATCTTGAAAGTATTTACTATCTTGTATCTTCATTGTAGTTTCAGAAAGTTTACCATCTTCATTAATAAACTGTCCATCTGTATCTGCAACTGAAACTACATTAACTGTTGCTGTTGCAGGATCATTTTTTGCAATAGTTCCTGTACCACCTGAATCTGCTGATAATACTTGACCTTCTGTAAATGTACCTGTAATATCTTTTATTCTTAATACATTTGTATTAGAATTATAACCAGTAATTGTTCCTTGTCCACTAGATGTTGTACAAGATGAACCTATTGTAAAGTTTCCTGTTGCACCTGATAATATAGCACTATTATAAAATGCTAATGTTGGAGGACTTGGAGCGTCTTGATATTTTTTTCCTAATTCAACTGTTTTTAATTTAGTAATTCTTCCAATCTCATCACCCCACGCATTTACAGTTCCAGTTGAACCAGTTGATGTTGTTATAGATACGGTAGGTAAAGAAGTATATCCTGTACCACCATAAGTTAAAAATATTTTTTCAATTGTTCCATTGCCTGTATCTTTCTCTTGCATAATACTATTACCAAAATATTGGTCACCTGCATTAGTACCATCTTCTAAAACTATTTGGTCAGAATCTTCAGCGGCAATACCACCATTAATAACTCTTATAAATCCAGCGGCGTCTTTTCCATTTGTTCCACTATTATCAAATACTAATTCATCTCCAACTGAATAGTTTGCGCCTTTATTTGTAATTACAATTTCTGTTAATGCACCTGAACCGATTTCATCAATATTAAATATAGCACCTATACCACCTGCAACAACTTTAATTGTATCATCAGTTTCATTTAATGTTCCATCATTTGAAATTATTTTTGTTCCTGGTATTCCTGTTACAGTTGCTCTAATATAAAAATTGTCTTCATCTGAAGCAGTTCCTACTATTTGTTCACCAATTTGAAATATGCCTTGAATAGAATCATTATTTAAAATAAATTCTGTAACTGTATCTGCACCTACTTGATACTTATTAACATTTTCAATAATTGCATAGGCATTACTAGTTGAACCTGATATTGTTCTTCCTACTAATTGTGCTGTATCGCCACTATCACCAATTGCTCTTAAAACTTTTAATGTATCATACTTACCATCTGATACTCTTAATAATTGTTCTCTAGGATAAAATGTTTGTGATTCTTCATTAAATAATACTCTAAAAAATATTTCGTGACCTCTATTTGTTCCTTTAGAACGATAAAGAGATTTAATATTTTTTATAAGACTTCTTTTATTAACATTGTTTGCTAATTTATCTGGTAGTGTTGCAAGAAATTCATCTCTAAAATTTGATAAGAAATTACTAATTACTCCGTCTGGGTCTCTAAAGTTAACTAGGTCAGCAATATTATTTACAGGATTAGGTTTATAATTATCTATTGTTGCATATGCATTTGTGGTAGCACCTACAACTATTTCACCAGTTATAAATGAACTGTTTGCACTTATGAATAAACGTCCATTATCTAAATCTTCTGCTAATAAAACAGCAGTTGCATTAGAAGTTTGTCCTGTAACTGTTTCACCTCTTTCAAATTTTCCATATTCAGTACCAGAATAAGTTTCAAAAATAATTTTATCGCCTGCGTCTAGTGATGTTCTTGCACTACCTAAAGCACTTGCGTTTAGTACTAAATTATTTGCTTGATTTGTTTCTGTTTCTAGTAAGATACCTTCTGTTGATTTAACAGAAGTTACTGATAACTCAGCGGACTCTAGTAATTGGTAATAGACTTTAAGAAATTCTGCAAACTTTGGATGTTCACTAACTATAAATTCAGGTAGTTGTCCCGAAAGTATTGTTGAAATCTTATCATTAAACTTTGCCATTATTCATTAGTAACTGGAAGTAGTTGTGTATCCTACACCTGCCTCAGCACTTCCTCCTACAAAACTATCAGCTGTAACTGTTATATTTGAATTTGCAATATCCATTTCAACAATTTGGTCTCTAACTGGAACAACATCATTAGAACTTGGTACTACAGTTAATCTTATTACTGTTGAAGCTACACCATCTATATTTGATATACTAGCAATGTTCATTGAATTAAGTGTTATTGCACCTGTTGAATAATTAATTGTACCTTGTGTTGAATTTAAATAATTTTTTACACCACTTGACATATAATATAATCTTACATTTCCTGCGCCATCATCATCAAAAAAGCATTCGTTAGCATTACCTTCTATTTTAAATCCTGATGAACTTAATATTCCACCTGTACTTGCCATATGTCCAGAGTGTGGATTATATAATGCATTTCTAAAATAGATATTATATTTTGCTGATGTACTAATTAATGGTTGGAAATCTTTTCTAATTTTAACAGTTGTAATGTTTGATAAAATACTATCATCAGCACTATCAATCAAACCTGTAACTTTTGAATATCTGAATACTGCGTCAAACTTTTGTAAAGTAGAAGCATTATAAGTTGTTAACTTATCAATAATATCTGCTTTCAAAGTAGCAGCAGTTTTTGCTGTTGCCTTTGCGTCATACTTAACATTTGAAACAATTAATACAGAAGTTGTTTCTGGATCTTTTATAACTGGTCTTACTGAAGCAACGTTATATGGTTTTAATTGAGTTACAATATCTGCTTTTGATGTATCTGATAATACTGTTCCTGATTTTGCTTTAATTGAAATATTTACAACACCGTATTGTGGAGTTTCATCATCTTCACCACCCCACGCACTTACTGAATTTGCATTTGGATAAATTGATTTAACTAAAGTTTCATAATCAGTTGCTGTAACTGCTCTATCTTGAGCTGCATATTGTAAAGGTGCATTAAATTTTATTGATTGATTTGTTTCTGCAATTGCACCACCTTGAGAATTAGAATCAGTTGTTATAGTTACATTTGTAAATCCACCAATGTTTCCTGATAATGAAAATTTTGAAGCACCATTTGAACTTGAAGTATTAGTTACAATGTATTCTAATATAACAATATTACCGTCTTCTAATTTAGTACCTACAATACCATCGCCAAAATAAATTTCGTATTGACCATCTTGACCTTCTTGTATAAAATAAACTTTTGAATCACTTGATACACTATTATAACCACCTGCTAAAGAATAAACTGATTGTGTTGTATCTGTAGAACTATTTTGAACGGTAACTTTTAAAGTTGAAGTATCTGCAAAAGAACTAGGTATAACAAATTTTTGGTCTTTATCATTTACATCATTAGTATATTTAAATGTAACCAATGTTCCTTCATAAACAGTTACATCTTCAAATTTATAAATTCCATTTACTGGTGAAATTGTTGTATCTGCATTAGTTACATATTGATAATCTGTTTTATCAACTGTAGTTGTGAAAACTGTTCCCTTCTGCATAGTTACGGATGAACCTGTTGCGTTGTTAACAACAACATCAATAACTGCTCTTGGTGTTCTAGGAGATGTAGGAGTATATCCTAACATCTTTGCTAATGAAACAATATTTTTTCTAATATCAGCACTATCCAAATACATTTCATTAGTTGACATATTAGCAATGTATGACAAGTAATGGGTATTGTAAGATAATACATCTAATAAAATAGATAAACCAGCACCATCAAAATCATAATCTTGAAATTGTGTTTGACTTTGTAAGAAAGTTTTTAGATTAACTTTTATTTTATCAAAATCTAATTCTGATACTTCTAATTTATGTTGTGCCATTTTATCTTAACCTTTGTAAACTCATTGAAACTGTTTGTGGACTTGGTGTACCTATGATATTAAAATAAACATCTATACGTAATCTATTGCCGTCTATATCATTAGAAGCTAATCTACCAGCGTCCACTATTTCACTAGCCTCTCCACCTTCAAAATCATCTCCATTTATAACAATACCTGTTAAATCTATTCTAGGTTCGTGATTTTTTAAAACTTCTTCTATTTTTCTTTTGATATATACTGAAATTACTGGTGAGTAATTTTCAAACAATAATTCTCTTATACCACATCCTAATTCTGGATGGAAAGGTCTTTCATAGAAATTTGTTTGTATTAAGTTTTTAACAGACCTTTTTATTGCTATTGCGTCTTCAACCACATTAATATCATTAGTAACTGGATGTCTATCAAAGTTTAAATCTATATCTCTAAACTTCCTAGATTGCCTTTTACTAGAACTTTTAACTTCTGGAGTATAATCGCCTAAAAATGCTTGGTTGTTTTGTGCCATAACTGTAATATTTATAACAGTTATCCCGCTCTTACTGTAGGAGAACCCTCAATCATTTCTCCCATATCATAAGAATCTGTTACTCTTGCAACTAATTTTCCCATAACTCTAACATTCTTCTTGGATCCCATATTAACTTTACCCATATGTGGAATGCACGGTGGTATTAGTGATGGTATGGTATGTGGTCTTGTAGGATCACCTTTTCTAGCAACAGGTTTATTGTTTGCTCTAACTTTAAATTGTGTTGCTTGTACACCTATTACAGGATCACAACCGTGACCAGTTGCTCCTAAATCGTAATCTCTACAAAGTTTTGGCATTATGCAATTATCCAAATAACTACGATAACTACTATAGCCCAATTTGGTACTGAACTTTTAGTAAACCATTCTTTTACTTTTTTTGTGTCTATTGGTTCTATCATTTTACCTCTATTTTTCCTCCAGCTGTTTCTATATCTTTTTTAATCTTATCTGCTTCTTCTTTTTGTTGGTCTTCTGCAATTACAGAAGGAACGCCTTCAACAAAATTCTTTGCTTCAAGTAATCCCATATCTTTAAATGCTCTAACTGCCTTAATAACACCTATTTTCTTACCTGCGTCAAATCCTGTTAACGTAACTTTGAATAAAGAGTCTTCTTTTTCTTGTACAGGTGCAGGAGCACTTCCTTGTATAGCCGCTAAATCTATACCCCAAGTTTTCTCTAATTTTTTTGCTAATTCACCCGCTTCAACTACTGTTAATTTACCTAACTCTTCAACTAGTGTTTCTAATTTTGACATATTCTATCTTCCTAACTTGTCTTTTCTACCAATTGGTAGTTTTTGCCACTTTGTCATTTCAACACCTTTTTTACTTATCCATTCAATAAAGATTAAGGGTGTTTTTACTTTATTTTGAAAAGATTTAACTGCCTTTTTCCAACTCATAGCAGTTACTTCTTCATTAATTTCTTTATTATCAGTAAACTTAAATTTTCTTTCTTTTGCCATTCTGTTTGCTCAACTTTCTTTTACATTTTTTATCATCACATCTGCAATATCTACAGATTTCTATTTTCCTAGCTTCCATCATTTCAAATTTCGGTTCTCCACAATGGGATTCCCTACCACAATTGTTGCAATAAGTCATAGTGATATATTTATACTAAAAATTACAAGTGAAAAGGGCTTCCCGATTCGGAAACTTTTCAAAATCGTAAGAAAATTTGCAATTATGCACGTTTCCGCAAGAAACGAGAACAAAAAGCGAACAAACAACTAAAAAAACCTTAATTTTTCTCATTTTTTTGAATTTTTCCCTTGACTTTTTTCTATTTTTAGTATATAGTTAACGTATAAGTTGAAAAAAGGAAACATTATGAAAAAAATACTTGAATATTTAACTATTATTCTATCAATAGGAGGAACTTTCTGTCTAATCGGCGCTGTCGGTGCAATTGACGGTGGTTATAAAGGAATTCCTATGAACGATAATTGGTTTTTGTGTGGTACTTTGTCATTGTTAGGAATTGCTATGTTTATTTTAGCTCTATACTCGCAAACGTTGTATTCTGAACAAGACTAATCAGTAGTTGAATCACTAGAATCTAATAAAGTTGCAACTAGGTGAACTCTTTGAGTCTCACCACCATTAAAAAAGTTGTGATATTTCGTATTATCAGTAATATAAGCATTTCCATTGGCTGGCATATGAAAACTCTCATCTTCAATAACCATTCTACTACCACCATTTGTTATCATTGGGATATGTAATCTCTTTTCGGGATCACGGTGCCAACTTAAACAACTTCTAGGTGGTTTCATTAGAAAACGAACACGACCTAACTTAAATCTTAATGTTAAATAATCGTAAAGAGTTTCAATATACGTGTTTTTAAATTCTGGACAAATTTGAGTGTATTCTTCTTCGTTGACTTCTTCAAGTCTTTGTTCTTCTTTACCTGTATTGTCAGGATAGGTCCAATAGATTCCACGGATATTACCACCAGAGATTGATTTGGGGTCTCCAGGTTTACGGTTGATACATATAGCATTGAAGTCTATATTATCAGGATTGTCTGTAGAAAAACCTTTTGATTCTTTAAACTGTTCATAACACGCTATTAGCTCCTCTAAATTAATATCTAGGTCCTCTACCGTTTGGTAGTGTTTACTCATAATACTACTATTTATGAGTATTACTGTCTATGATGTCTTGCTAAACGTCTTGCCCCATAAGTTATCATATAGTCTGCACCTGCTCTTTTGAATATATGATATGTTTCTTCTAAACTACCAGGAGCACCTATACCTAACCATTCTCCTGATGTTTGATATACACCAACAGGTTTGCCAGTTGCTTTCTTTATGCCTTGAATTAAATCTAAACTAGTAATACCTGGTTTTAACATTAATTCATCTGCACCATCTTTTGAATATTTTATAGAACGATTAATTGCACCTGCTTTATCTGATACATCTAATTGATAAGGTCTATGAATACCTTTTGATATTTTCATTGCATTTCGCCAACTTCTATAAAATGTTGAACGAAATTTGGTACTATAACTCATAACATCTATATTACCATCTTTTACTGATTTAATATTTTTAACTGTATTGTCTTGACAATCACTTGGCGCTATTGTAGCACCAGACGCTGTATAAATTGATTTTGCTTGGTCTAATAATAATTTATCTGTTTTTTCTTGGTCGCCTATTATACAACAATGTCCGTCCTGTGTATAAGAACATAAACAAACATCTACAATTAATCTACAATGTGGTTGTATATCTCTTGAAAGACTAGCGGCAGTTACACATACTTGGTCAAACTTATGTGAATCAATATGTTCATCACCTCTATGTGTATCAGATTTTTCACCTAACTTAAATTCAGGAACATAGAATAAAAGAAATTCTTTTACTCCTAAATCAATATCTTTCTTAACACGTTCATTAATTTCTTTCCACGCATTAAAGATTTTATTGTCTTCACCTAATCCAGTATCTCTTGTAGAATAACTAGCAAATATAGGTTGTATTAACCTCATTTTATATTTTGAGCGACTCTACTTGCAAAGTCCATATTTTGTTTTTGTAAGTTTTCTTCTTCAAGTGTCTTTGATGTATCATTAGGATGATTAAAAAATAAATTACCTGATACACTTACTCTTACACCTGGAGTTTTAAAAGAAGTTACTTGGTGTCTTAATTGTGCAGGAAATATCCACATACCACCAACTTCAGGCATATAACCATATGAGTGTTGTGCCCAAGTTGGATTAGATGTTTCACCATAATGAAACGTAACACCACCTGGTCCATAACTCTTACCTTTATAATTTCTTCGTTCTTCTTCTAAATCAGGAACTTTTAAAAATATAACCCAAGATAACATACCACCGTGAGAGTGTTCTGGATTTTGTTCGTTCTCTTTCATATAATTAATCCATAAATCTATTAATGTAAATTTAGTTGAAAATGATGGAACTGGTTTACTATAATCAACTTGTTGACCAGAATATTTTACTGAAGATTCAACATAGTCAGTTACGTAAGGTTGGAAATGGTCTATAAACCATTTCTTATCTTCTTGCGTATAACCTCTTTGGTCTTCTATTATACCTGCCAAGTTATGATTACCTGAACCAGGTTTACTCTTATCACCTCTTTGTAAAAGTCCTTCTAATAAATGTTGATGAATTTTATAGTGTGCAACATAAGGACCAAAATTTAAATTACCACCTTTCATTACATCTATGTCTTCAACTTGACTTGAAAAATTTGTTTCTTTATTTTCTATCATAACCAAGCTACCCTTTTACCTGCGGCCTTTCTTGCGTCTGCAATTTCTTTTGTTGCAGGATATCTCCACGCCCATACAGCACATAGAAACATAAATCCACCTGACCATAATAATGCATTTAAATTATGTGTACTATGCCAAAGTATTGCAAGTGAACTTGCCATAACAATTAACATTGAGTACTTTGCATATTGTGGAAATACTTTATGTTTAGTCCAACCTGTTAGAAACGGACCAAAGTATTTGTGATTGTATAACCAATCGTGCCATTTTTTAGATGATTTAGCAAATGCCCAAGCGGCAATTACTAAAAATATGCTGAAAGGTATACCAGGTGTTACTACACCAATGTATGCCAAACCAACACATAACCATCCTAATGTTAAATATAAATATCTTTTCATTTTACTCCTTAATAATGATTTTGATAATCTTCTGGTTTAACTTTATATTCTTCATATCTATCTGATATTAAAGATAGAGCAACTGCTATCATAGCAATTGCAATTATAAACCAAAGTCCTTTACCTTCTTCCCAATTTGTTAATAAATGCCATAACACTTGTACTCCGTTCATTTCATCATACATTGTTTTAGCTCCTCTAATAGTTTCATTAATTTATGTTTCATTATATCCTTATTACTTAATTTGGGAATTGATTTTAAGAATTTAGGATATTCTTTATTTAAGTTTTTATTGATGTTCATTAATAAATCTTTTGTGTTCTTCTTCTGTAATAGTTGCTTGTTTGCCATTTGGTATAATTATTTTTAATTCATCATTTAAGTATATCACAGGCGACCAATAAAATCTGTCCTTATACTTATAAGGTTTATTTACATCTGGATCAGAAACGTAATCATACTTTTTTTCTATGACTGGTATCGTATCGTAATGTGTGCCGTTTTTTTCTATATTCCAACAATGATGAATAATAGGTGTTGCCTCTATGTCTGTTCTATAATCATCAACTAACCAACCTGATATAAATTCACTTCCAAAGTTTTTTGCTTCCATAATCGTCATAGAAATGCATTCTCTTTGTTTGTAATCTGTATTCGGTCTATGGTCTACTTTTTCTACGTACTTTGCGTTTGGTCTATACTTTAGAAATCGTTTTGTCGCTTCTTTCATTATTTTTACTTTTTAATAATTTATCTTTCAATGCTAATTTAATCTTTTTTAAGTCTTTCAATTCTTTCCAACTTGTAAAACTTCTATCGTTTCTTCTTACCTCTTCTTGTAGATTTACTTTTCTTTTTAAGTCTTTGTGTGCTTCTTTTACCATATCTCTCCTTGTCTATGTTGTGTAAACGTGGATAATAATCTTTTGGCCAATTACAATTAATTGTTAATAAAGTATTGTCTTGCGAATAGATTGTAATAACGTGACCTGTGGGAGTTGAATTTTCCCAATATCGTTCATACTTATTTAAATTAATAACTTTTTCTTTTGGTGGTTTATTTGTAAGACTAGGCATTCTTCTAGTGTAGTGTCCTTTACCTTCGTATTTTCTTTCACAATACTCTTTAAAGGGTTCTTCTGATTCTTTTACTTTTTTTGATTCTTTGGGACTTGCGTTGAAATCGTAAGTGGCGCCGTATATACCACTATCTTCTGATTGTGCTATCATTTGAGCAAAGGCTTCTCTTCTATCCATAATTTAATTCTCCGTTTTTACTATAATACTATTTATAAGAGCAAAAGTCAAGTCTGCGCCACGCCCAAACTTTAAGACATTCAGAAGATTCGCAAAATTTTTAGACTTGACACCAGGCCAAATCCGTAGTATTATAAATATAAATTTAGAAGGTTAAAGTGCTTATTACAGACGTACCATCTAAAAACAAAATCATCATATCATCCAGCCAAACTAGTCACGTATTTTCAGACGTAGACTTTATCGTCTATTGTCAAAAGGCCTTATATAGTAAATCACCATATAGAGTAAGAATAGAAGATTGGGAACCAGAGTATTGTATTGCTTACATTAAAACATTAAGACTACACGATAGATGGAAACCTTTAACCATACGATATACACGTAGAGGTCATTATATCTATTTGTGGAATAGTAAATATGTAAAAGGAACTCGTTATTGAAATTCGCCGAGTCGTTGGTCTTTAGGTACTCTAAGCATTCTTGCGGACACTACACAGTTATATATAATTTACAAGTTTCCAAGAATAATCGCCATTACTACAAATACAATTAATAAGACATATACACTTATCATTTATCATCAGGATGCTTAATAACATCATTGTCACCAAAGGGTAGTATATCTTCTATTTTCTTTCTAGCACGTAAAACAACAGGTCGTCCTTTTTTATGTAAGGGTAATTGTTTCTGTTTATTAGGTTCGCCTTCCCATTCAAATCTGTAAGATTCGTTTTCTGGTATATATGTAGATGGCGGATTTTCGTATGCGTCTTGAGGAAGTTTACACCAAAGACTATCAAATAACTCTTTCTCATCTAACATACCGAATTGATTATAAACTCGGCCTTGCATTTCTTTAGTTAAATCACGTAATTTTTCTTTATTGTATTCTATCTTACGTTGAAAGTCCCAATACTCTTTTAAGTCGGTGTATGATTGTTTTGTAATAGACATATTTGAGAATATTTATGCTGGCCGGTTTTTTTGGCGGAAAAATTAAATAACGATATATCTAATGATTGTTATTGCATTTATAGTTTAAATTTTTAGAGTTATTTAACAATAGCCTTTTTGTCAGCTCGTTTTTCAGATTTCTGTTTGGTTTATTTACGAGTTTGATATATATGTTATTGTTAGTTTAAATCAATTGAAGAGCCTCTATGAAATACGCTCATAGTTGTATTTGATATTTTACTGCCTTGTATTGTTTCGTTCTTACTGCCCCATATATCACTATAGTAATCACCTTTTACTTTTAGATTGTAATTACCACCAACATTCATATTTACATCTCCATCAACGGTGACCAGATTGATATTGCCTTTATCTACTTGTATGTTAATGTTTGCATTCGGGCCAATCTGTATGTCATAGTGATTGTTGGCCTGGCCTGTTTTGTTAATGAATATCTTATGGCGACCATCTACTGTAATGTCACTATCGCCTGTAATGGCGTAACGTGAGTGACCGTTTGTAATTTCATATTTGTTAGAAACATTTGATATATTAATATTACCCACGGCGTCTATTTCATAACCTGTGCCTGTTCTATGAAATTGGGCAATTCTTTCGGCGCCTTCTGTATCATCAAATTCTGTTGTATGTCCACTCTCACTTTCAAAGACGTGATTGAAAGGATAAACAGCGGCCCAGGCCGGCGCAGGTTGATTCCAAATATCTCCATCACTTGCTGTTATCTCACCACCTCTTGCGTTTGTAGTCGCATTGAAGTCGGCCGTTGCAATACCTGTCTTAACACTATCTTGTCTAGCGACCAGGCCTAACTGCGTGAAACCACTATAGGCAAGTCTATTTACATCTGATTCATTTTTTGTAATAGGATATTTTGCGTTAGGGTCAGAAAATCCTAAAGTGCCGTCTGGCTTTTCTGCTGGCATACCTGGGAGTGAACCTATTACGCAAGGCTCTTGACAGTTTGCGCCATCTCTAAAATATCCAAAGACCCAACTGCCTTCTACAAGAAAACTCGGCGACTGACCTAGTCCACTTATCGCAGGACTTGTAACAGGCATTATAACTTGCGCCCAAGGTAAGTCTGTAGTAGGCAAAACTTCTTTGTCGTGTGTGTGTATGCCTACGCAACGCACTCGCACTCGGCCTACTGCAAATGGATCCATTCTATCTTCAACAACGCCAGTAAACCAGATAAAGTTATTAAACCCTAAAAAATTATTGTCAGTCATTTAATTTTTTCCCATATTGTTTTTCTTTTAAAGAACACGACTTACGCATTTTAATACTATTTAGAATACCTTTACGCAGGTTCGTGTGAGGACTGCGTGTAATAATATCTTTACGCAGCCTCGTTTGCGTACCCTTTGCGACCACTTGCGTAAGAGGTAAAATACCTAATATGCCTTGTAGAACAACATTAAATTGCTCGTGAATACTGTAAGGTTGACTACCATAGTATAACTGGCGACCTAGCTGTGGTGTGTGTAGTTCATCTACGTTATACACTATTCCGCTCACGGTGTCAATAGGCAATTCTGATAGTTGTTCTCTAATTGTTCTCATTGTTTCTGTGTTTAACCTGTCTTAATCTCTACTACGGCCAGTTGTAATGGTTGCCATACACGTCTAGCGTTAGCAAACCCAAAAATTTTGCGATTCTCAAAGATTCTTTCAGTAGTTCTCATAATATCCCCTTTTACTACGTTCTAAATGCCTTATGTTGTCCTGTTGTTAGACCTTGAGCATTTGTACCCATTCTTGTTATTATTTCTTTATCAGTTTCGTAAATATTGTAAGTTTTTCTGCGTGGTGCTGAGTGTGTCCAAGAGTTATACTCGGCAACATAACTTTTTGCTACATTATCTTTACAACATTTTAATATCATAGAGTATGTGTCTTTTGACCTATCTATAATATGTTTCATTTCATATATTAAATATCTGCCTGCCCAAAATGGACTAGAAACTATTTCTTTTTTGTGTCCTGTTGGTTGCATTATTGGCATATCAAAGGTAATAATATCACCTGCTTGTAAGGCACTATTACCAGGTACATTAAGTTCTAATTGACCAACAGATAATAACTGTCTTTGTGATATTGCCTTTTGTGTAGTATGTTTATCACTAATAGTTGGCGCTGTATCGTGTATATTACTTGTATGTGATTTAACCATTAATTTTTGGTCGTATGCCTGTGATAATGTTTTAAATGTGTCATCAAATTTTGCTTTAGGTAATGGTGTTTTGTCATTAGATTTATTACCCCATTTATGCTCAGTATGAAAATGATTGCCAAAATCTTTTGCATAATCATATTCTGTTGTATTGATTGTCTTATAAAACATATCGTGTTCAATTAATTTACTTGCATAACCACCTTCTGCCAAATTATTTAATGTATCAGATGGTCTATTTAAATCCCAACTATATACACCGTGCATATCTGCCACTATATCTTTAGAACCAAATACTGGATGTCTAACACTTCCCATTTGATAGTAATATGCAAATTTAGCAGGTCTTGCTACACTACCTGCAACTGCTAATAATGATTCAATACTTCTAAAATTATATCCGTCTTTTGTTTCATAGAATAGATATCCTGCATTTTCATATAATCCTGATACTGCCTTTTTTGCTAACATATCAATTGCCTGAAATGGTCTTACATTTGGCATAACCATTTTAGTATTATATTTTGTAGGTTCAACATATAAATTCTTTTTACTGTTAAGATAATTTCTATTCTTAAATATATCTTCAACACCTAATTCAACAGGTCCATCATATGCTTTACTGACTTTTCTTATAAGATTAAAATAAGATTCTCTTGAACAAAAATAAATGTCATATACTTGACCACCAGCGGCAACTGCTTTACTGTCAGGTGCAACTTGGTCAATTTTGTATATGTGAAATGGGTGACCTTCGTTAGCAACAGCACATATGCCATCAAGACCAGGTGTATGAAATTTTAGATTTAATCTTTCTAAACCAACAATAGGTAATACCGTTCTTACATCTTGCGTATCATACACTTGTATTCTACCCAAAACTGATTTATTAAAAATACCTTCGTTAATTTCTATTTGTGTAATGATAGGTAGTATATTTACCCTATAAGGTTGCTGTTGACCAGGCACACCACCTGTCATTCTGTAGGATAATATTTCGGCAACGTCTAAATTGTAGTCGCCTGCTTTTGTGAGTCTTTCTTTATTTTGTGCCATATCATTGTTTAATCAATGTTTTAAATTCTTGTAAAAACAAATCAAGATATTGTGGACTAACTATTTTAATTTGTCTTTTCTTGTCTAATAATCTTCTTTCATATTCATAATTGGTAACAGGACCTGCGCCTGAATCTGTTGAATTGCATTCTATCATATGAGAATAATCATCAGGTCCATCACCTATTTGAGGTCCACTTGATTGTATCTTTTCATAATGATGTACTGCGTCAACATTAACGTATTTGTCTTTTAAAAAACTTTCAAATTGCATATTTGACAACGGCCAATCATAATAAACATTTTCAATATTGTTTATCATACACACAACCCAAAAATAATTTGTATCACCGTATACTTTATATGCTACGTGTTCTGGTTTCTCTCCATCTTCAACATCATAAACATCTAATATTGTTATGTTATTTTTTATTTTATCTCTTGTTTTAATTCTACGAAATATATCAGGCACTAGTTTATAATAACCATTTGCCTTAATATCGTATAACATTAATGGAAACTGTTCAAAATATCTTGACATTAGAATCCTTGTCCAATTTTATCTTTAGTCATATATTCTAATTCTTTAAATGCCAAATCAACTTGATATGTAACTGGTGAAAAATCTTCAAAAGTTTTAAAATTATTTGATTCAGATGGTGTATAACTTATATCACATTTTGTTAAAGCACATCTTGATATTTTATTTAAACTTTCATTAACACCACTTCTATGCAAATAATGTATTTCAAATTCTGAAGGATATTCAAACATACGACCTGCGTGCCAAGCTTTAGTATTTCTTTCAGGATGCATATGCCATTTAAACATTAAAATTATATCTTGTATTGTTTTTACTTCATCTGGATTTCTAGGCCAAAATCTAAATGAATAATCAAAACTTCTAAATTGTGGACCTTCATAAAACATTTCAGCGTGATTGTTAATTGCTAATCCTACACCTTTACCTAATAGTTTTGCCCAATCACCCATACCTGCACCTGATGTTACATTTGATAGACCTTCTTTCATTTTTTGTAATGTTATACCTGTACCGTGTCTTAATGTTTCAGTCACTAGTTCCATACCTTCTTTATCACTTGTTTGAATAGCATTAAAAGCATTTGCTATATCTCCTGAAATTCCCATATCTTCTGGTCCCCATTCTGCACCATAACTTACTTTAATATTTGGTGGCATATATAATGCAATTGCACCTGATACAATATCTTTACTATTATATTCAGTACCCGCTAATGTAGTATTTGTTTTAACCATTCTAGGTAATTCAATGCCTCTTTTTTTATATTGTTCTCTTATCTCATCACTAGCAACTTCATTTATATTAGATTCTTCTAAATCTCCTTCTTCAACAAATTTAGTTGGTTTTGGCATTCCCATACTTTCTGCTAATTTAAAATCTGGATGGTCTGCTGGATTATCACCAACGTTTGATGTAATTGGGAAAAATAGTATCCAATTACCGTGTTCATTACCAGTTAAATCTGTTGGATATTGTAAATGTTTAAAACCTAAAGGGTCTCTATGCTTTAAACTTCTTCTATCTTGATTAATCTCAAATGGTGATTTCTTTAATAATTTATTGACTGGATCGGTATTTACTGAATTTATAGCTGTTGAACCAAAATTACTAATAAGAGCTGAGGGACTTATGTTTCCTACATACTTATTAACCACAAATCTTTTAGCATTGCTTACTGCATTTTTTAAGTAAGTGCCTAGTCTTATACTTCTTTTATGTCCTGATACGTGTCCCATTTTGATCCTTGTTATAAATACTATTATATTTATATGATTTATAGGTAGTTTATGAAGAAGAGTTACAAAGGAATATACAGACCAACATACCCTAGAAAATATGTAGGCAACCCAAATATGATAGTGTATAGGTCACTATTAGAGCGTAGGTTTATGCGTTATTGCGACCTAAATCCTGACATATTAGTTTGGGCAAGTGAAGAATTGCCTATCAGATACTATAATCCATTAGATAAGAAATTCCATAGATACTTTCCAGACTTTGTTATCAAGACAACTAAAAATAAAAAGTATATGATTGAAATTAAACCATCAAGACAATGTGTCAAACCTAAAAAACCTAAATTAAAAACTAAATCTTATATGCGTGAGTCATTTAACTATATCAAAAATAAAGCAAAATGGTCAGCGGCAAAAGCTTATTGTGTAAATAATAGTATGGAATTTAAATTGATTACTGAAAAAGAATTAGGATTTAAATAGAAAATGATGTGCCACACCCACAACTAGATTTAGCTTTTGGGTTGTTGAATACAAAGTTTGCACCAAATATATCGTTCTTATAATCCAATTGCATACCTAGTAAATACAATTCAAAACTTTTATCTACTAACAACGTATCATCAACAACTAAATCATCATCTTTTGCTGTGTCTTCAAATGACCAGTCATAACCAAAACCAGCACAACCACCACCCTTTACAGATAGTCTAACATAGTTCTTACTATGTTTTTCTTTTAATTCTGCTAATCTATTTTTTGCGTTTTCTAATATTGTTATCATTTAATTAATCCTAAAATCTGTATTGTCAATTTTTACACCTTTGTTATGAATGCCAACTGCAATAGTATCAGCTTTTACATTGCTTACCTTTTGTGACCAATGCATTTGGTCTTTAAATTTTGATTCACTTTTTTCTTGAATTAACTTATTGATATCTTTTAAATTAACTTTTTTATCTTTTAATCCTTCTTCCAACAATTGTGACCCTAACTCTGGTGAAATTATTTGATATAATTTGTCTATTGTCAATTTATCTTCATCTGAAAAGATTCTGTTATGTCGTAATTGTCGTATTTCTGATTCAATTCCTGATAATGCTTTTACAGCTACTTTATGTTTTGCTTTTTCTTCTTTTCCATATTCGTCAGGAGAATCTTCTTTTAATGCATCCAATCTCGCTATTTCTGCTTCGTGAGCTGATTTAATATTTTCTAAATCAGCCATTTTAAGTTTATGCTCTCGGTCTCTTTCCAAAGGATCAATACTCATACCTTTATAGTCTTCTTTAAGAGCTATTTTTCTTATATGTTTAGGGGCGTCTTTTCCTTTTTCTTGATATATTTCTGCCGCTAATACCTCAACTTGGTCAAACATTGATTTAGCTTGAAGTGTCATTGCGTCTGCGTCTTCTTGCGATACTTTACCTGACGCAGCTGTTCTCAATAAATTTGTAGCAATTTCTCTTATATAATCTAATTTGTGTTCATCATACATTGCCTCTTCTTTAAATTCTGCTGAGGCCATTGACATAAGTAATTTATCACCTGTTGCCAAAGTATCGTCTACTTCTTTTTTAGAAACTTTTCCTTCTTTAGATTCAGCTTTGTCTGCCATTGCTTCTGTAGCACCTTCAACTTCTTGTAGCATAGTAGTATCTCCACCAAACCATTTATATAATGCAGGACTTAATCTTTGTAAAAATTTAGATTTTTCTTCTACTAATCTTCTATTAAATTCATCTTGCGTGAGTTTATGTATATCTTCTAAATGGTCTAACATTAATTGTTGAGTTTGACCAACTTTACTAGTTAAATATCCCATACCAGCCGCTAATGCAATTGCTAATGAAGCGGCAATAACAACAGGCCAACCCACTATTAAACCACCAATAGTTAATGCACCACCAGCAGCAGTACCAAGTAATCCAAACATTTTAGCAGTTAACAATAATGCTGGACCTGTTAATGCAACTTTACCCCAATCAAAACCATTATATTCAGCGGCAACTTTATCACCTGTTATAAAATCTGTAAGAGACCATAATGCCATAGCAACCATAGCAGGTATTATTGCCATAATAGCAGTTCTAAATTTTAATAATCCAAATAAAACAGCAGCAGTTGGTAATCCTAATTTAATTTGTTCTTTAACAGCAGGGTCTTCTACATCAAAATGGTCAATTAAAGCGTCACCTGCCAAATCAGCCAACATTAAAAACAAACCTGCTTTGAATATCTTACCTGCAAAGGATTTTAATCCTGCCATAGTAAATAAAGCTGTACCTGCACCTAGTAATTGGTCTTTTAATCTTGAACCAAAACCTTCTCCTGCGTCATCAACTGCACCTTTAAGACCAGTAAGTGTGCCTGCGCCACCACCTGCACCACCTCTTTCAAGGGCAAGTTCTTTTTCATTTTCCCTTGCTCTACGTTCAGCGTCTTTTTGTAAATCTAATTGTGATTTTAATATTTCCCAAACAGCGTGTACTTTTTGAACAGTTGCCTCTTGAAAAGTTTTAATCTGGTCTAATACACCTATAGATGTTTCACTAACTTCTTTAGTAGTGTCTTCTGCCATTGCTCTAGTACCAAGCAATGTTGCACCAACTTTATTCTGTATATTATTAGCGACCAACTCTACGTTGTCGGCAACTACCATAGATTCTGCCATTGATTACTCTTCTTTTTTATGTTTGCCTAGTATCTCTACTATTTCCCAACTGCCGTCTTCGTAATGATGTACTTGAGCGTCAACTAAATCACACATAAATGCTAATGAGTCACCGTGTATTTGATACGTGATACCATTAATCTCTACGCTATCTGTACCTTCTGCTCTATTTCTCCACTTTTTCTCAACTTCTCTTTTTGTTTTTAAGCAATCGGACATATTATCTGCACCTTTATGGTCTATTAATTGACCATCTGAAAATACACATACTGCAAATACTACTTCTGGATCGTGTGCGTGTTCACCTGCTTCTAGTGGACATTGTTGGTGTCCATCATCTCCGCAACCTGTACAATCTGCTTTTGCTTGATTATGTAAGAAAACTCCAAATATTATTGCAATAGCAAATATAGCACCTAAAATCTTTAATAACCATTTAGTATCGCCGTTCTTAAAACCTATTTTGTCTATTAATGTTTTAAACATATTTCTCCCTATCTAATAGGTGGTACGTACATTACGCCACCGTTCTTCCAAAGATTATTTAATCCTCGTTCTAATGCAAGTGGAGTATTAGGTCCTACATTTCTCTCAAATGATTCACCATAGTTTCCTACTTGTTTGATAATGTTATAACCAAATTTCATACCTAACCCTAACATAGGACCGATATAACCTTCAACACCTAATATTCTTTTAACTTCTTTTGATTTAGCAGTTAACATTTCATCAACATTTTTACTAGTGATACCTGCTTCTTCAGCATTAACCATAATAAAATGTGTCCATCTAATTACATCTTCCCACTCTTGGTCGCCTTGTCTTACAAGTGGACCTAAAGGTTCTTTAGATATAATTTCTGGTAATACCATCCATTTACTTGGATCTTCTGCACCAGACCTAGCACTTGCTAAACCAGAGGCGTCTGTTGTGAATACATCACACTCACCACCAAATAGTTTTGCTTTTGCTTCTTTATTACCTTCAACATATATTGGTCTATATGCCATATTGTTTTCTGCAAAATAATCATTTAGATTTAATTCACTTGTAGTTTCTTTTGTAATACATACAAACGCACCATCTAAACCTTTAGCACTTTTAATTCCTAATTCTGTTGGTATTAAAAACCCTTGTCCATCATAATAGTTAACTCCTGCAAATTCAAACATCAAGTTAACATCACGACTGATTGTCCACGTTGTGTTTCTTGCAAGTACATCAATATTACCTGACGCTAATGTTGGAAATCTTTGAGCAGCATTTAATCCTACAAATTCTACTTTACTTGAGTCACCAAATATAGCAGCGGATACTGCCTTACAGAAATCAACATCTAAACCACTCCAAGTTCCACTCTCGTCTTGAGCAGAAAATCCTGGTAAGTTAGCATTAACTCCACATATAATATATCCTCTCTCTTTCACTTGTTGAAGTAAACCTATTTCTTTTTCTACTACAACTTTTGAACCTTTATTACTATTACTAGTAAAAGCAACTGCTAATAACACAGCGGCTAACATCAAAACACCAATGATATTTTGAATATTCTTTTTAAAATTAAGTTTCATAATTTATCCTATTTCGTTAATACTTTAGTTTTCTTTTCTTTTTTCTTTTCAGATAATGATTTAGCAGTACCACCTAGTTTCAAACTACCTGATTGGTCAGGCATTTTGTTTTTGATACTAATTATATTGCCATCTGCGTCAACTTCTGCTAAAGAAGGACCACAAATAACTCTACGACCATCTTTTAACTTTTCTATTGCTCTCTTCTCTTTCAAGCAATCCATTAATCCATCGTACTTAACGAATTCGCTTGAGGTATCGGTTACAATAAACATAGTTATAATGGTAATTAATGTTGTTGCGTCCATATTTACTCTCCCGAGTGTCCGTTTTTGACACTTCTTATTTTATCTTTTAATTTTTCTACGTCAGCTAAAACCTTTTCCATATCTTTCTGCAATCTCTCAATATTAACTGCATTGTTCATCATATTCTGTAAATCTTTTTGTATGGACTCTACTTGACCACTCAAAAATTCTATTAACATAAATTGCTCAGAATCAGCAGGTGGTGATCCTAAATCACCTCTCGGCCATTTGATTCTAAATTCGTTGTTCTTATCTATATCAGCAGTTAAGGCTGCTTCTGCTTGTGTTAAATCTTTTTCTAATAATGTTGTATTGGTCTCCAGTTTGTTCAATCGCTCAATCACTCCAAAATAAGCCCATACGCCAACAGCGACGGCTGAGATTATAGCCAAAAGATTCTTCATAGGCATACTTACAGCGGATTCACTTGATATATCTATTCTATCTTTTGCCATAACTCTCCTTATTTTTTAATTTTAGGTATCTTTGCACCTGGTTTGCCAACATATAATCCAAAGAAGGCTGCACCAGCACCAACTATCGTTGATATGTACATTGCTTGTGAATTGGTTGGGTCTGGTAATTGCATAAACCAAGTTACTGATTTATAGAAGGCATAGATATACGCCAACATCACCAGTCTAGGTATAACCCTAAATTTGTCTAATAGACCTGCAATTTTATTTGTTATTGTAGGAGCGTCATCACCTTCTTCAGGTATCAAATCACTCTTTGCTACTTCATACTCTTCCGTAGTCTTTTTTACTTTTATTAAATCGTCTGCCATAACTTCCTTTATTTTTGTCCTGCATTCTTTAACCTAATCCTATCATTTTCTTCTTTGATATGATTGGATAACAAATTCACATATATTTCCCTCTCCCAAGGCACCATATTCTCCAATTCAGTCAATGAATATTTATGATGTTGCATTAATGCAAAATTCACCTGATAATAATTCTCTAACGATTCGTGAGAGAGGGCAATACGAAAAAATCCTGTAATCCAGATAACGTAAGCGTTGTCTTAACTTTCGTTTTAGGATTCTCTAATTCTACGTCTTGCTTAAGTTTAGGCATACTATCAAAGAAATCATTGATTTTCTTGTATGCTTTACTGTCTAAACTCTCTAAAAATTTATGCAATTCTGCTTTAGTATAATCACCAACAGCGTGTATTTTGTCGCCTTCATACACTTGATATACTGAATTGGCTAGCAATTCAAACATCTGCTTGGTTTTCATATTCTTTTTACCAACATTTTCAGGATCAACGGAATTAATGGTAGGATAACTCATAATCAACCCTATCTTTTTATCCTCATCAACCACAATATTATTAGTATGGTCTTCATCTACGTGGACTTCCACTTTAGATAAATCAATTTCTACTTCTGCATAAGTTTTCTTATCATCAGGACATAACAATTTAAGTTTTGTTATTTCACCAACTGATTTTGACCTTATCTGTAAAAATATATACTCTACATCAAATATAGGTAGTGTATTGATATCTACAGAACCAAAAGTACAAGCGTGTACTATTTGTTTTAAAGCCGTAACCATTTCTTTATTGTTATCTGACTCTAATGCTTGTAGCAATATCTTTTCCTCTTTTACAAGGAAAGGTCTGAATTTCACTTTAACATCTTTAGATGGTAATGTCAATTCATATGTCGCTGTTTCTAATATAGGCAATGCCATAATTTACTCCTTTATATTATATTACTTATTTATCACAAATGGTGGATATACCCTGCCTCCTGTACTCTTACCAATTGGAATATCTCTTCTAATTTTCTCAATAACTTGTTTACTTGCTCTTTTAATCTCTGGTGGCATTTTACCTAATATGCCTCCAAATATACCATAGTTCTTAGCAGGTTTAATGTTAGGCATATCTGGTACTCCTTGTCCAAATTTAACATTATTTAATGCGTCTAATGTTATATTCTCCCAAGTTCTAAATGCAAAACTTATAGGTATGTCCATAGGTATTGGATCATCTGTTAGTGATTGATACTGTATCTCTCCAATTGTTTCTGGATATACTTCGTGCAATCTTACACCATAAGTCAATCTATAGTTATCACTATAGCCTGTATCTTGGTCTGTTTCTCTATATTGTCCTAACTGATAAATTTCCATAGACCCTATGTAATTATCATAGTATTGTAAATTGTGTGTATCAAGACTATGCATTTTACCTTGCCAAGTTTCAAAAAATGCTCTTTGTCTTAAAAACTTATCTCCCATAAACATACATTCAATTTTTGATCCATAACCATATGCATATGGCATTTTTCTACCTGGACCATAAGTTACAAAATTTTCTGTTAATACATCCCTATGAGGTAATGCAACAGACGTACACATCAACTCAACATTTTTTATCATATCGTTTGATTGTAATGTATCTACTCTATCAAAGTCAGTAGAATAAACTTGTTTAGGTGGATATAATCTAATTAAAAATCTATTTGCTCTAGCAATACCTTCGCCTCTATTAATTTCAGACACAAATCTACCAATAGATGTTTGTGGATTGGTTCCAGGTTGTCTTTTTAATCTTTTATCGCCTTCAACATTATCTAATGTTCTATCTCTCGGTAGACCAACTCTTATGTCCATATTACCGATACGTTTACCTGCTCTAAATATTGCCATATCTATTTCCTGTTTTTGTTTCTACCCATATAATGCTCGGATGGTTCGTAGTTCCATTTATGTCCGTGATGACCCCTAACGTCAGCGTACCACATTCTTAACTTTACTATCATAACTCTCCATAATGTTCTCTTTGCCATTTCTTATCAGATTGCTCTCCTACTATCAGCAAAAACTTGACTAGCTGTTGCCTTTTTAAATTGTTGTACTGGTAGATATACTGCCATCGCCATTTCATCTGCGTCTACTCTTAAAAAGTTTGACCTTATGTGTCGCCACAAATATTTCTTAATTGTTGGTTTAATCAAAGGTATATTTTTAAGTGTAGAATACGTTGCCATTATTTTTGTTGTACTATCAAACTGCGTATTACTAGCATATCTTTGTATTTCTTGTAATAATCTAAATCTCATTATGTATGGTAAATAATGAAAATTTAATCCAACAAAACCGCCTCTAAATGTATCTACTGGTAAAACTAATGGAAATGTATCATAGTATGGTAATTTCTTTTTAGTTTTAGGGTCGTAAAAATACATATTCAAACGTCCAGCACTAGGTCTACTATTCAGTTTACCTTGTCGCATAAGACCAGTAGCAGTTGCTTTATTTGCTATACTTTGTACTGCATTCCTATACCAGGATGCTGACTTTAGTACACCTGCTTGCCTGTCTTTTAGTGGTTCAAATATATTTGCCATACTACTATTTATAATGAAAAAGGGCACCTATTACTAGGTGCCCTTGAAGTTTTAACGTTTATTTGAGAGAGAAAGGTTTACTCTTCGTCTGCCAATTTGCTAAAATAAGACAATGTGTCGTCTTCCTCACTAGCAGGTTTAGAGTTCACAACGTTAGTACTTTTCACCTGACCATTGGTCTGTTGTGGGAGGTCAACTGTTTCAACAGTTTCGGTGCTTTGTGTACCCATAATTACCCTATTCAGTTTCTCTTTGAGTTCGTCATAGGTTTTAAAATTACTAGGGTCTACAAAAGGTTTTAAAGGATATTGTTTCGCCCATATCTCTTTTATAGCAGTATCTTCACTTGCTACTGGCGTAACACCTTCAAATTCAGATTTGTCGTAGTTCCAATAACCATCAACTTTTCTAATTTTTAGTTTAAAGTTTGCACCTTTCCAAAAATCAAATGGGTTGATTGCCTTTTCATCCGCAAATTGAGGTTGCATTGCTTCTGATATCTTATCAAATATCTTTTTACCAAATTTGTATAAGAAAACTTTGCCTTCATTTTCAGGATGTTTTGGATCACTTACAATATAAATGTTAGAATAATATGATAATTTTCTTTTTCTCTTACGAGCAATATCCTTATCACTATCTACACCTGTATTCCATAATCTAGTATTATCTTCACTAACTGGATCTTTAGAATTTAAAGTTGTTAATGAATTTTCAATGTACCAACCGCCTTTGTCTTGAAATGCGTGTGACCATACTCTTTGCCAAGGCATTTCTTCGCCATTAGAAGCAGGTAAAAATCTAATAACAGCATAACCGTTACCAGTTTTATCTAACTCTGGTTTCCAAAGTCTATCGTCTTGATACTTGTTTTTGTTTGCTTGATCCTCGGGACCGAGGTTCTTTTCAAGTGCCTTTGTAATCTTATCAAAGTTACTTGATGATGATTTTAATGTTTCAAAATCCATATGTATTATCTCCTTGTATTAACATATTCGTTGTATTTGTGTACCCTATATTATCGGGTTCATTATTATTTATACACTCATTATGTTCATAATAACATTATTTGAGCATATTGTCAAGTGTGGTATAATCTATGTACTTAATATTTGATAGATTTTTCCACTCTTCAATCTTTCCATTTACCTTATCTCTACCATCATTATATCTATTGACTTTATAGAAATGTATGTCTGGATACCATTCCGCTAACATCTTCCATTGATTAATCCAGTTAATAGCTGGTGTTGGACTGTTATCTTTGGCTGTATAATGCTTGGTACTCTTGTATATATTGTTAATCTTATCATTATGGCTATATAAATCGTGTCCTATTATATACACTTCACAAGGTTTCTCTCTTTTAACTGCAACTAAACCAGAAGAAGGACCACAAGCCCAACCGTGGTCTCTAGGGTCGCTTATATCGTCTATTGAGTGTGAGTAATCTGGTTCTTTTATCCAACTGACTTTAACTGTTGAATTAAGGACATTTTGTTTAGTAACTGCACCATCTTTTTTTAATATACTCACTACACCTTTTAAATTAGCACCGTGTAAAACATATTCTTTACTATCACCTCGTTCATTACTGACTATACCACCAAGTTTCTTTGCTAGTTCTAAATCTTCTTTAGGTACTCCACTTTCCATAACTGCGTCATATGATTGAGCAGGCACTTTAGTCCAATTTCTAAAATAACAAGGTATCTTTTGTGCCATACCAGCGTGGTACATTTCGTGGACTATGCCGTGGTCTACACCAGTTAACACATCACATAAGTTCGGATAATCTCTATAAATGGCATTGCAACCATATATCTTACCAAATTGTTTATACTTATTTAAATCTATACCAATTCTACTTTCACCATTACCAATACAGAATACTCTAGCAGACTTCTTTTCTGTTTCTAGTTCTTTTATCATTTTATAATAATCGTCAGCGTCTTTATCTGTCATTATCATATTAAAAATAGTTAAAGTTTATATTAACTCTCCGTGGTTGGTCTGTTGTGTTTGTACTACAATGTTCAAAAGTTGGATCAAAAAAGATTGCTCTATTAGCAATACTATCAATTTTAGTACCGTCTTCAAGTTTTGTATATCCATCGCAAGTGTTTAAACAGAATAGACACGTCTTATATGGTAGTTTACTAGGTGGAAAATCTTGGTGCATACTATGTTCAATAAATTTATTTTGATTTGGATATGAATTTATTTTTACTCTTACTAAAGTTCTCAACTTAAAATCATCATCACGTTGAAATAATTTATTCAAAATTGGATCCATTAATTCAAAAGATGTATTAAATGTTGGTCTATCATTATCATATAACATATGCATATTAAAAAATTGATTACCTATTTGACCTCTTTCGGATTCTTTTACTATTGTATCATAATAAAACCAAGGAAAGTATCTACCCATTACCTTTGATTGTATGTCTTCAAAATCTTTCTTATCTAAAAAATTGTCTATTACTATATGTTCCATTAAAAATAGTTAAAGTTTATATTAACTCTCCTTGTATCATTTGTTGTATTTGTACTGCAATGAGGAATACTTGGATCAAATAATATTGCTCTATTTTCTTTACTATCAATTTTAACTGAATCTTTTCCATCATCTATCTTGGTATATCCATCGCAAGTGTTTATAGCAAATAAACACGCCTTACGGTTTAAACCACCCTTACTCGGCCAATCTGTATGCTTAGTATGTTCTCTAAATGTACCTTGATTTGGATAGTTATTAATTTTTACTCTTATTAAAGTATTCATACGAAATCTAGGGTCATCAAGTTTCATTAACTCACCCAAGACTGGATCCATTAGTTCAAAAGAATTCTGAAATGTTGGTCTGTCATTATCATATAACATATGCATTGAATAAAATGTTAAATCTTTTTTATGTTCGTTCTCTCTTACAATTTCATCATAATGAAACCAAGGAAAGTAATTACCCATTATTGTTTTCTTCATCTTATCAAACACCGTTGGTTGTAAGAAGTTATCTATGACTTCATATGTTCTACTTAACTCTTCCATTTAATATTACCTCCATTGCTTCTAATATTTCTTGTATAGTCCACGTGCCGTTTATTTTCTTTTTAAGATTTGAGTTCACTAGTTATAATCTCCTTCATTATTAATTTTGCTTTAGTTCTATTAAATGATATAAATGGTTTCATTTTTTTGAGTTTTCTGGACATATCAGGCCACACAACTTTTTCCGTAATTTGTTTATCCCAGTTTTTGATAAAATTAAGAACCGAGTCGAGTATGATGGCGGTTGGGAAATTAATTCTCCTTTGAATAAGTAAGCGTAGCATTCTTGGATGTTGCCCATTAACCACGCTGAAACCATCATCAAAAGAAATGCCCCTCCTGCTAAAGTCATAAACAATACTATTAATACTGTTTCGTAAACTGTAGTCAAAAGACTCAAAATATTTTCTGTAATTGAGGTAGGTTTTGTGTCCATCGTCATTTAATAAGTTACCAATCCATTTCTTACTATCGTCAACAAAATTACTTACAAAGAATTCAAGCACTTCACTTGGACTATATCTTGTAGATAACTTGTAGAAGAAGTATCTATCTTTCCGTTTAGTAAATGAATCCAATGTTGCATTTACCTTTCCACTATATTTATAATAGTCGTAGGTGTCTGTTGTAAAATGTAACTTAACACCTAGATATATTTTATATACATCAAAGCCACCATATGCCATATTAATACCAACTAGGCGTATCTCTTTTAGTCCATACTGCAAGGTGTGATTTGTATTTCTTATAATAATCTCTATACGCTTTTAGACTATCACTATTCCTAACATCTTTTGGCATAGCAGGTGTTGGTTCTGTAAATTCTTTATCTGGTATATTTTGTGGTGGTGTGGCTAAAACGTTATGTAATTTTTTATATGTTAAATGTGTCTTGCCATATCTATGTGTGTACTCATTACATAGAGCATTAAATAATCTATACAAGTATTCGTAGTTCGCTTTTGATTTTCTAACCCATATAGCACTTGGATGATTTTTATGTGTAGGTCTATACAACCCTAAAGGATTATTCATTACTGTATTTGATACATCTAATTCCCAATGAGCAGTACATAGTAATTGAGCATACTCTAGTATCATTTTAACACAATGCTTATCGTTGTGATATTCTGCTGATTTATTAACGTCTTTATCTAGGTAAAATATATTCATATATCTCTCATTATATACCAATAACTGCTATTTGTCAAGCAAATACTTACTGCATAATGGAAAATGTTCTCTCATAATACTTGCCATTTGTTCAGCTACACTTCCTGTTTCTTTTTGTGCGTTTGATTTAGTTCTTAAATTACATACTCTACTAAAAGCATATACACTACCAGACCATATCCATTCGGTCATCATATTTTGAGGTAATATCATACGTGCCATTTCAGGTGCAATACCTTCCTCTAACATATAGTGATATGTTCCTTTTGCTGTATCAACAGCGTGAGTAATATCAAATTTTATAAGTTTATCACCTGAACCTTGTTTGATAGACTTCTTTGGTCTACTTCTCCACTCATCTATCATATAAAATTCTGGATCATCATCTACATATCTTCTACTCACTTCATTCCAACTTAAACCAACTTGATGTTTAACTAATTGTCTTGCAACAAATATTGGTGCCTTAATTCTAAATGACATTGTAGCGTGAGCAAATGGTGACCAATGACCCCAATGTGCCAAATATTTAATTAACTTATCATCTTTCTCATCAAGTACTTCTTTTCTTTTTGCAAATGATACTCTAGCAGCGTTTACTACTGATAGGTCACTTCCCATTTTATCTATAAAATCTACTTTCATATCTTTCTACCCATAGTTTCAAAATCTGATTTATCTACAACTTGATAATTACCTTTGTTATATGCTAGACCAATTGTCTTGCCTTCAGGTAATGTAACTTTAGGTAAAGTTCTTTTTACACACGCACCTGGTATTGTATCACTTGTAGGTATAGAAATTCTTTTAAGACCATTTATATCTAAAGACAAATCAGGTAATTTAAAACCTAATAGTGATTCTTTAAATGCTTGATAGTTTTTATACTTCTTCATTATGGCAACATTCCAGGTTTACCACCTTTTAACAGGTTTAGTTGTGCTGATTGATGTTGTATTTTTTCTTTGAGTTGTTTTGTAATTAGACGTGCTGTAGTTTCAATTTCAATATTATTTTCATCACAATATTTAACAATAGCATCCACATAAGATAGTTCTTTATGCTTCTTTACTATGTCCTCTATAATTAGTGAAAATTCTTTTGAGTTCATTGTGTTACTATAACATATTTTCTAGTAAATGTAAAGTGTGTAGTTTCTGTTGCCACGTACTACACAACGCCGTTTGCCTAGTAACTAGGCAGCAAGAGCTAAACTTTCGTTTGCTTTTATAGTTTTGATAGTACGCTATCAGCGATTTAACTCCAAATAGTTTTAGTAGTAGTCGAATCTAACTCACCCCCTTAAAGCACACTATTATATGTGTTTTGAATTGGTGGAGGTGGTGGGAATCGCACCCACGTCCTCACTAGTTATTATCTATTCTTCAACGTCAAATTCATTATAAATCTTTCCCTAATCTTGGTGGTTCAGTCCATTGTAAATCAAATGACTTATACATCATACAAGATTCTGTACCTGCCATATTAGTTACTACTGCTATTGATTGAGAAAAGTCTTCTGATATCCAGTAGGTAACGTAATATACAATTTGGTTTTCAGGTTTTGCATTCTCTCTTCCAACTGACATATTAGCCATTAGAAATTTATGATGTTTTAAATACTCTTCAACATATTCCTGTTTACCACAAATAACTGGCATTGACATCCAATATAATTTTGCCATTTGGTCTTGTTCAGGCTGTAATGGTTCTATAGTATTAGGTGTTTCTGGTGTTTGCTCCGCCATAGCAACAGTACTCATTAAGAGTAATGCTCCAAAAATTAGTGATATTATTGTCTTGTACATAGTGACCTCTCGTGGATAAAATTTAGGCCACTTTGTTAATGATTTTGCTTGATTTTATCTTTGTTTAGTTCTTCATAGTATTTATAAAAATACTTTATAGATTCTTCAAGTTTAGGTTCAAATAATTTTCTATCCTTGACAAAAGAACGCATAGTGCCATCTTCACCTGCCATTAATATAACTAATTGGTCAATGCGTTTACCGAATATCTCCTCATACATCATTGCATAAGCACAAGTTTGTATATAATAGTTTTCTATCCAACTTTCTTGTCGTTCTTTGTTTGCTGTTTTGAAATCTATTACTGATAACTTGCCATTGTATTCTGCGACACAATCTACTTGACCTGCAATAGTCAATTTATGACTATACATAATCTCTTCTAGTAAATGTATGTTATTAATTTGGTCTATGTAAGGTAGCATTAATCTAAACATACCCAAAGGTAGTACGTCCCTAATACTAGGAGTTTCACCTCTTAAATATTGTTCAACAAGTGTATGAGTTGCTTTACCTCTTCGTGCCGCTCTACCCATTTCCCAATTGGCTGCTTCTTCACCAACTGCTTTTCTCCACTTATCTAATCCTTCTTTTTTCTGTACACCTAAAACTGTTGTGATAGATGGATAGTTTTTACCATCAACGTCATAAAAACGAAAACCGTTTATACGTCTACCTTTTGTTTTTGGAAGTTTATTTTTATCTAAATCAACCCAAGAAAATTTACTTGCCATTTTGTTTCCTCAATTTCTTTCTCAAATCACTTATTCGGTGTTTGATACCGTCTATTGTTGTGTACATCCATCCACAATCGTGTGGTTCAATTTGAGTTCTAAACCACTTGATTGTATCTTTTAATACTGTAATCTGCTTTTGTATATTCATAATCTTATAATAACATTATATTAGCACTTTGTCAATGCTTAAATAGACCTGTGTAGCATATAATGGTCGGTAAGTTTCTTACGTTCCTTTATTTGCTCATTATTAAGAGTATTTACCTCTCAGCTAGGGTCATATGGCTCATATATCGTCTTTCCATCAGAATTTCTATAAGCTCTTAATATCTGCTTTCTATTATCTTCTGAATTCTTATATGAGCAATGGATCCAACCGCTATTAGGTTCATCCACATTGTGGTACTCTAATATCAATTGGTCAAAATCTAAATTGTCAATGATGTATTTTGCTAGTTCAGCATTTGGTAACCCAAATATTTCAAAATCAGCGGCTTGGCCTTTGGCGTGCTGTGATTTTAAGCTTGAACCTATCTTAACACATAATTCTGGTGAACGGTAACCACTTGATACTGATACTACCTTACCGTAATGAGTTCTAATTGGTTGTAGTATGTTCTCACATAATTTCTTTAAATTATCTTGATGGTCTTCACTAGGATTATTACTAATACCATTCCGTTCAGCGGTCTGGCTTTTAGTCATTTCTTTCAACGAAAAGTTTTCGGTTAATTTCATTTATTATCCTCTTGTTAGTTTTAATAGTTTCTCTATTTGCGCCTTAATAATTGGACCTCTATTAGGCCAATGTATATAAGGTTCATCACTTTTTTGTAAATTATATAAGAACGGTAACACAATCTTTTCAATATCTTTAAACCTTGCTTTAGTTTCTTCATCACTAATTTCTTTTGTTATCGTTTCTTTATCGTTCACTATTTGCATAATTTCGTTCATCATACTTTTGATAGTAGAAACATCTGACTTAACTTTAGATAGTTCAATGTTTGTTCCTTCTACTACTTTAGGATCAATGCTCGGTGTGTCTGATGGTTTAGATGATACTGGAGTGAAACCCCAATCGTTATCTAAATCAAACCCACGCATAAAGTCTGGTATATCTTTACTCATTAATCTGGTACTCCTTGTCGTCTAGCTTTTATTCTTGCTCTAGCTCTTGCTTGGTCCGTTTTAATTTCTTTTGTTCCTCTACGTCTATGATGTTTAGCAAAAGAGCTATTTGGGTGTGCTTCTGCTATTTTTTGTTTAACATCTTTCCAACCGCCGTCTTCTCTATAAGAAATCCCTTGGACGCCAGCAACTATATTTATGGGTACAGGTACTTGTCTAATATGTTTATTCTTCTTTAGATAATCTTCCATTTCTGAAATCATCATCATATCTGTCCACTTCTTACCTGTCTTCTTATTTTCAAACGTATATCTAGGCATTAAGATATCTCTTCTTGTACCACTTATAAAAACCTTTGTCTTCAAATAACTCCACTATTTCAGGAGCAGATACTTGTTCCATTAGAATACAATCAGCTATATCTTGATATTCTGATTTTTTAATTTTTAACTTCATATTTCTTTTTCAATTTGTTATATTCATCTTCATTTTTTGGTGCAAAGTATTTCTTTAACATAGGAGCAATTACACCTTTGCTTCTACCTCCAGCACTTCTATCAATTCGTCTAGGAGTTCTATTAGTTGTCATATTCTTTTTACTTGTCATCTTTTTTCTGTAATCTAAAAAAGTAAGATATTGTTTTTCTTTCTTTAAAAGTATAATCTAAACAAGGTGCGTGTTGGTTAGCACCACTATATAAAACCAATCTATTTGGAATAGCACTTATATATATGTCTGGTGTTTTCTCCATTTGAGTATGAAAAAATGCCGTACCACCATCATATGCTTGGTCAAAATACATAACTGCTGCTATTAAAGGTTCTTTATCTTCTATAGAAGTATCTCTATGTATGAAACCATATTTACCAAAGTTTTGTGGAGATTGTTTTATCTCACTCAATACAATTTTTCTAGCAAGTGTCTTGAAATCAGTAATTTTATTTTGTAAAATACTTTCTATCTTGTTTATAGTAAAATCGTTCTCTTTATCATATGGACTTTCATAACAAGGAAACGCCTGTAATCTATTTCCATAATGATTTTTAAATGGTTGATGTGATTCACGCCATTGTAAATTATCTAAATCTTTTTTAATTTCCCAATATTTGTCTGCTGGGAAAAAACCTGGAAGAGTTACTATTCCACCATTTAAAACATAATTTAACATATATTTTAAATGTCCTTTAGAGTTTCAATAATTTCTTTATTATCTGCAATGACTTTTAATTCTTTAACAACTGTTTCAACTGAATCCATATGCGTTGCAACACCAACAGGATTATTTAAAAATACCTGTATGTTTGCTTTTGACTTTGCAATATTACCTTCAGCGTGTTGTTTAACTGCGTCTATTATTAATTGTTTCATTAATGATATGTTACCTTTTCTGGTTGATATTTAGCCCTTAACTTCTGCCATACTCCGTGCCAAAAGTTCTTTGACCATTCTGTTTGTGACCTATCTAATGCTTTTTCTGCTTTTTTAATTAAAACATCAGCACATCTAGGGCAAGCGTATAAGTGTGTATTCATAAGTATCATAATATCATTTTTTATCATCTTTGTCAATGGTAGTATTTGTAGGGGCGTGTATTTCTACGTTCTTACAAATATACTCAACTCCTTCTTTAATAGCTCTAGTTACTTTACAATCATAACCTGTTATCTTTGATAACGCCCAATCGTTAGTTGTAGGTAAATCGGCAGCTGATAATGCCAAGTCTGTACCTGTTTTAACAAGTGAAGTTACCTTATATTGTGAATAAGAACCAGTACTAGTTGCTAACCAAGCAGGTGCTGTACCACAACCTGTTAATAACATAATAACTGCACCAATCATAATACCTTTAATAAAAGATATCCAATATACTCCATAAGTAGAACAACCAGTTTTTTTCTTAAACCACTCTATTCTTTCTTTATGCCAGTCTATTATTTTCATTTCTTAACTCCTGGCTCTAAATAGTTTTTTGGTTTTTCATTCCATTCCATTATCTGGTCTAGTTTGATTCGTATTTCATCTGGATCCAAACCTAGTTTCATTAACTCTTCTGTACCCATACTCTTAAAAAACTCTTCATAATCTCTATTCTTTAAATCTCTCTTACCTAGTTTTGCAAAAAATGTTTTGTAAAACTTTTGCTTATCTCGGAGACCTTGCGATATAGTTTTCGCTCTAGTCGCTTCCCTTTGCCAATTGACTTCTTTTTCTTTTTTCTTACTTTTCGCTTCATTTGCTAATTTTCTTTCTCTTAATGATATATTAGCGGCAATCAATAATAATACTGCTAATGGATCAAATACAAATATTAATACAATGATAATCCATCTAACTGCTTTATCAAAATGTTCTTTTGCTTCATCACCATATATTAATTCTGCAACATATTTAAGTGGACCTACATCTGCTTCTATCTTTAATTGTTCTAGTTCTATATTACCTTTATCTAATGTCAATTTTGCAATCTTATCCATTGCAACTCTTATTTCATTATTTAAAAAATCTCTTTCTTCTTTTTGTTTCTTACGTTCTTTTAGTCCTCTA